GGCTCCGGTAGTCATCATCAAAAGCGAAGACCAGGACGACAAGTTTGAAGGTCAGGGTTACATTAGGCAGATCATCTCTAAAGCAGTGGCCCACATGGAGGGCGTATCCCCTGTTGCTGTAGCTCAGAAACGATGGGGCAGAACCAACCCGACGCTGGTTAATCTCATTAAAACAGCCGTTGAAGGTGGCGGCTCCGATACCGGCGATTGGGGTGCGGAGCTCGTTGCCGCTGACGCCAGGTACACCGGCGACTTCATCGAGTTCCTGCACAGCATGACGGTGTACGACAGACTTCCATTGCGCGAAGTGCCGGCCAATGTCCAGATCAAAGGTCAGGACGGCGCGGCTACCGGCTACTGGGTCGGCGAGAACAACGCGATCACCGCGAGCGCACAGTCCTTCAGCGCTGTTAATCTGGCGCCGTTGAAGGTAGGAGCTCTGGCAATTATCAGTAATGAATTGCTTAGGGATTCCACACCTGCTGCTGAGGCTCTTATCCGCGATGCACTTGTCGAAGCGTGTTCTCAGAGGGTGGATTCCACGTTCCTCGGCACTGCCGCTGCGGTATCTGCGGTCTCCCCGGCGGGTATTCTCAACGGTATCAGCGGCGACGCTGCATCCGGTACCGACGCGGATGCACTGCGTGCCGACATCAAAACGCTATACGCTAATTTCATTGCAGCGAAAACCGCAAGCGGTCTGCAATTCGTAATGAACCCCGCGCTGGCAAAGTCAATCCAGATGCTTTACAACGCGCTCGGAATGCCTGAGTTCCCCGAAATCACATCGACAGGTGGAACTCTGCTTGGTGACCCGGTTGTCACCGGCGACAACGTAGCATCCGACGACCTGATTCTGCTGAATCCCCGTGAGATTTATAAAATCGGGGATGGCGGCGTGCAGGTCAGTATCAGCCGTGAAGCAACCATTGAAATGTCAGATGCTCCGGCGAATGAGTCTCAGGGCGCGACAACGATGGCTGGCAACATCGTTAACATGTTTCAGACTGAATCGACCGCAATCAAGATTGTTAGACCGATCAACTTCCAGGTCAGGCGCACAGGCTCTTTCTGTGTGGGTTTCGTGGATGATGCGGCTTATGATAATTCCGGTTCCTAATCGGAATTCAATATGTGCAATTATGGGACGGCTCTTCGGGGCCGTCCCAGCTTTCTAAATCAGAGGTGAATAGATGAAAGTAAAAACACTGAGACGACACAGTTACGACAGGAAGATTCGTGCACAGGGAGATATATACGGAATCGAAAATCAGAAACACGTTCGGCTTCTCGAAGCCGTGAAAAAGATTGAGCGGATCCCAGAAATCTTGAAAACTCCTGTAACAAAACCGGAACCGAATAAACGAAAGTCAAAACGCAAATACAAGCGGAAAGACATGACTGCCGAGACTCCCAAACCTATTGAAAATAGAATGTCCGCGGCTATGGCTGATGACACAGACACCGACAAGGTTTAAACAGTGGTTGCGCCGCATGGCAGTAAAATCGCTGTTCTCGGTTGACCAGAGCCGCGGGTGGATTCCTGTATTTCAGGAGTCCTATATGGGTGCGTTTCAGATTGACGATCCTGTCAGTCTCGGCGACGCGCTGGCCCATCCGACTGTATATGCGTGTGTGACGCAAATCGCAGGTGATATCGGCAAACTTCGGTTACGCATGACTCAGTTAACAGATGGAATATGGCAGGAAGTTCCTGCCTATAATCCGATTTTCAAGAAACCAAATAAATATCAGACTCGCCAGCAGTTCATTGAACTCTGGCTGATATCGAAGCTGACATTTGGTAATACTTATGTACTCAAGCAGCGTGATACACAGGGGCGAGTATCTGCGCTATACGTGCTTGATCCGGCTCGTGTGTCTCCGCTCATTTCAGAAAGCGGAGATGTCTTTTATCGGTTGAAACAAGATCATTTGTCTCACGTTGACAAAGATATTGCTGCGGTCCCGGCGTATGAAATGATACATGATAGGATGGATTGTCTTTTCCATCCGCTGGTTGGAGTCCCTCCGCTTTACGCCGCGAGTCTTGCGGTTTCGCAGGGTCTGGCAATACAGCAGACATCTGCAAGATTCTTTCAGAACAATGCACAGCCTGGCGGGATGCTTACGGCTCCTGGACATATCAAGGATGACACGGCAGAGCGTATTCGAACGTCTTGGGCAGAAAAATATACAGGTGATAATGCTGGAAAAATCGCTGTTCTCGGCGACGGATTGAAATATGAACCGATGGCAGTTACTGCGAAGGAATCCAAACAGGTTGAGCAGCTTCGGTGGTCGGATGAAAAAGTGTGTTCGACTTACAAAGTGCCGCCGTTCAAGGTATATGTCGGTAACATGCCAACATATCAGCAGTCTGAAACTCTGGATCGTGCGTATTATTCAGGGTGTTTGCAGAAACACATTGAAGCGATTGAAAGCCTGCTTGATGAAGGGCTGGGACTGGCTGTCAATTTTGGTACTGAGTTCAACCTTGATGATCTCATGAGGATGGACTGGGCCTTGAAGATGACGACTGCTGCTGCCGGTGTAGGCGGCGGGATCATGGCTCCGAATGAAGCCAGAAGGAAATTCAATCTTCCTCCAGTAAAGGGCGGTAATACTCCTTATCTTCAGCAGCAGAACTACAGTCTGGCCGCATTGGATGAACGCGACCAGACAAACCCGCTGGCGTTGCCGGAACCGGCGCCCGAGTCCGATGTGGAACCAAAATCTGGTGATAAAACTTATCATTGTGAATGTATTGAATGTGGTCATAAAATGGAATCAAAAGAGCATTGTAAAGATATAACATGTTCAGAATGTGGCGGCGAGATGCGGAGAGAGGAACGCCCTGGGGTAGGCCGGTCGTTAAGTGTTAATTTATTAGAGTTGATGTGCGCGAATGTGGCGCATAAAAAAAACGAAGAGGAAATAGGATGATTGAATTAACAGAAGAAAAACTCGCTGAAATTATAAACAATACAATTAATACCAGATTGCGATCAATCCCGATCCCGACTCCCGGTGCTCCTGGTATTGACGGGAAAGACGGTATTGACGGAAAAGACGGTATTCAGGGCGAGAATGGTATAGACGGTATCCAGGGAGAGAATGGTGTAGACGGAACTCCCGGCGAGAAAGGTGCGGACGGCGCGCCAGGAGAGAAAGGTGCTCCCGGCGAGAATGGTGCTCCTGGAGAGAATGGTGCGGACGGAGAGAATGGTGTGGACGGAACTCCCGGCGAGAATGGTGCGGACGGCGCGCCAGGAGAGAAAGGTGCTCCTGGAGAGAATGGTGTGGACGGAACTCCCGGCGAGAAAGGTATGGACGGCGCGCCAGGAGAGAAAGGTGCTCCTGGAGAGAATGGTGCGGACGGAGAAAGCATAACTGAAAAAGATATTGAAGTGCTACTTGAAAAGCACATTGCTGTATGGGCTCTTGATTTTGAGCGCCGATCAAACGATATAATCCAACGTGCTATTGATAAAATTCCAACTCCGGAAAACGGGGCGCCCGGTCCCGTTGGTGAAAAAGGTGAAAGCGGTGAACCGGGAATTTCAGGTGAATGTGGAGCTCTTGGTCCGGCTGGTGAAAAAGGCGAGCCCGGCGAAAAAGGTCTTGACGGTTTTGGATTCGATGATATATCCGTGGTTCAACTTTTCGACAAGCAGCTCCAGATCGTGTTCCAGATGGGTGAACGAAAAAAAGAGTTCTTGATTGATATGCCGATCGTGACTGACTGTGGCGTTTATAGCGATGGAAAGAAATACAAAAAAGGCGACGGCGTAACGTGGGGCGGCTCGTTCTGGATTGCACAGAAAAATCAGCCCGGTCAGAGACCTGGCAGTGGCGATGGATGGCGGCTCGCTGTTAAAAAAGGGAAAGACGCGAGGGAATCATAATGCCGATGATCATAACCAGACAGCAGGCGGCTGATCATCTCAGGATTGATGATGCGACCGACGAAGCCAATGATCTTGATCTCAAGATTTATGCAGCTTCCGCAGTCGTCCTGGACTATATCGAGTGGACTGCTGCTCGATACGCTGATGTTTTAGAAATCAATGAGCTCGATTCTGACTATGAATATGATTCAGATTGGGATGACGATTGGGATTCAGATTGGCTCGGCGATGAGGACGCGCTTCCTATATTGCAGGCGGCTACATTGCTGCTTGTAGGTGATATGCACAACCATCGTGGTACTAGCTCACCTGATTATTCAGCCGCGCTGCTTCCGCCAGTTGTCCGGGCGGTGTTGCAACCAGTGAAAACATTTGGAACATACTAATATGATTGATATTTTTTGTATAGCCTCGGGTCCGAGTCTGACAAAAACAGATTGTGGCATTGTGTCCCATTCCGGCTCAAAAATTCTCGCAGTAAATAATTCATGGCAGATGTTCGAACGGTGCGATTACATTTATGCTGGTGATGTCAAATGGTGGAAGGCACACTTTCATGACATTGACATTCCCGGTGAAAAATGGACCAGCTCGAAAGGCGCTGCCTTGGACTACGGATTAAATTTACATCGTTCCAACGGCCCTTTCAATTCAGGGATGAGAGCGATATTATTTGCAATCGAGCAGGGTTTTAAAACAATAGGCCTCCTGGGTTATGACTGCTCTGTGAAACATGGGAAACACTGGCATCCGGACCACAAAATAAAAAATGCCTTTCCTCCCGATAATCAAAAAATAAGCAAGTGGAAATTACAGTTTTTAAAAGCTGAGAGACAGGCCAGTCGTTTGGGCGTTAAAATTTATAACTGTAGTAGGCATACTGAACTCGGCTGTTTCCCTGTAGCTAACTTGGAGGATGTAATATGATGAGTGCTGAACGTTTTAGAAATTTGATAAATAGTTATGTCAAAGATGCTATTTACTCACAAGAATTGTTAGACCATGAACGTGAATGGCGGGAAGACTCAACCAAGACATACGAAGCTAAACAGCGGGCTATGAAGCGCCACCCGGAATTACAGTGTACTGGCAGGCCCAACGCTGATTTTATAGATGATATTAGCGAGGCGCTGTCTGTAGAAAAAGGCGTAGAAGAAACTGCGACGGTGGCGTGGAGAAAATATGCGGAAGTCGTGGAGGATGTAATATGAATATGATTGAAGTAAAATCGTTGAAACGTCACAAGTTCGCCGGAAAGATACGTCCCAAGGGTTCATCATATAAAGTGAAACAGGTACATCTCAAGTGTCTAAAAAAGGCAGGTTTTGTTGACGAGGCTGTGTTTTCTGCCGAGGTTCCGGAGATAATGAAGCAGTCTGTGCCTTCAGTCACTTTCATTTTGGGCGGGGGTCAAAGCGTTTCTGATTTGGACTTGGGGGCGCTTCATGGTCAGCATGTTGTCGCGGTTAATCGTTCCTTTGAGACTTACCCGTGTTCTGAAATGTTCTTTGCTGATATGTCTTTTTTTGAAGAGTTTGGAGATAAGTTCATGGTGCTTGACCTCCCAAAAGTTACTGTGAAGAAACAGCTCAAAGACTTGCCAGGTGTAATCGTGCTCAGAAGAACATCTGACAGCAAAAACTTGCAGAGGATTCCGGGGCAACTTATCAGCAGTAACTCGGGCGTTATGACGCTGAATTATCTTCTCCAGAAAGGCTGTAAGCTGGTTGTTTTGATGGGCATGGATCTGTGCGAGATCGGCGGAAGAAAGCACCATCATGATGGTTACATCCATCCGTCCAAACCGAAGTCGTGCGAGACGATGCTGGATGAGTGGCGCGGCATTCGGGAGCAGGTGTGGGAGAAATTCAATGCAGATATTATTCATGCGACTCCGAAAAGCGCGCTGGATGAGGTGGAGTATCTGCCATTGGAGGATATTGTGGAAGCAATCAAGGACAAGGATTATTTCGGCGGGTGGTGGTTGCCAAAAGGCGAGAAGCATTTCAGGATGATGCTTCGGAAAAGTAAACCTGCTCACGGTCGGAAAACATATCAATATCAGAAACTATCCCCAGCCGTGGAGCTTGTGAAGGATAAAAAAGGAATTGCGATTGACGTGGGCTCAAACGTGGGGTTCTGGGCGTGGCATCTTGCGCGCGAGTTCGATCACGTTCATTGTTTCGAGCCTGTCCCGATTCACAATGAATGCTTGAGGCTTAATTCGCGTGGCGTGGACAATATTAGCATTTATGAGGAAGCTCTGAGTGATGAAGAGTGTGAAGTTGAATTGATAGTGTATGACGGGGATTGTGGGGCAACGCATGTTAATCAGAATTGTTCAAGGGAGGGTGAGACATTCACAAAGGTAAAATCTAAATGCCGCACACTTGATAGTTATAATTTCAAAAATGTAAAGTTTCTGAAGATTGACTGCGAGGGGTTTGAGCTGGCTGTTTTGAAGGGCGCGGAAAAGACTCTGCGAGAGAACAGCCCAGTTATCGTTGTAGAGCAGAAGAAAGAGAATGAGCGTTTTGATATGCCATCTAAAGGTGCTGTTGAATATTTAAAGTCATTCGGGTATGTCGTCCGCCAAGTATTGGCTGGCGATTATATCATGGAAAAGGAATGAAGATGAACATGGATGCGCGCGATGCACTGAAAATATATTTGGCCGGCAAGTCAATTTTAATTGTCGGCGGTGGACCTGGTGCGGCATGTTATCAATCTCGTTGGTATAATAAATTTGATATTATTGTTCGACTTAATAATTATCAAAAATCGTGTGAGGGTCGAACAGACATCTTTTTTTCGTATTTTGGGAAAAACATAAAGAAAAACAAGGAAGAGTTGATCGCGGATGGGGTAAAATTTGCTGTTTGTAGTTGCCCGAATGCCGACATGAATAAAGACTTGAACAAGAGCCCGGGCCAGCGAAAAGATTTTCGTTGGATATATGAATTTAGAAAGGATTGGTGGTTCTGTCCTGTTGTCGGTTTGACTAAAGAAGAACTGGTTGCTCAGGTTAATTTAATCGACGGATATATGCCGACAGTTGGATTATCAGCGATTTTGTTTTTTGAGCAATTTTGTTCACCAGTAAATATAATCGGCTTTGATTGTTTCGAGTCCGGGTTGCATGATTTGAATAAAAAATGGGACCGATCTGGCAGACATAATCCACAAAAAGAAAAGCAATTATTAAACAAGCTGGAAAAAAGTAGTAAGATTATATGGCATGCGAAAGGGCAGGGATGGTAATATGGAAGAAGATAGAATGTCAATGGTTTATGTTCGGGAGAATACAAACAAACCTTTAATAGTCGCTGAAATCGGAGTATGGGAGGGTGGCAATGCCTGGCACCTGATGGGGTTGAATATAGATCGCCTTTTTCTGGTTGATCCTTACAAATTTTATGAACGGCACAACCGGATAGAGGTAGAGAAAGCCATGGGGATTGCTCTGCCGTACATTGCTTCACACCCCAATGCTTACAAAACAAGTTTCATTCGGCAGGAGTCTGTTGCGGCAGCGACTCTTTTTGATGATGGCTATTTCGATTATGTTTATATCGATGGCGATCATACATTGGCGGCAGTATCAAAAGACCTGGAAGCGTGGTGGCCGAAAGTGAAGCCCGGAGGATATTTCGCCGGACATGATTATAGCTCAAGCGTCGGAGTGATGCGAGCGGTTGATAATTTCTGTGAGCCGAGGGGTCTTGATATTCGCTCATGGGCTCCTGTGAGAACAGGGGACGGTCCTATGCATCTCGCGGACTGGCTTGTCGTGAAGGGTGATTGAATGGGACTGGAAAAACAATGAGACACGGCTTAATCACAGCTAAAGAAATTTTAAAAGACATTCCGGTGAGGGTCGCGGAGGTGGGCGTTATGGGCGGTGTTCACGCTTTGCAGATATGGAACACCCTGTCCGTGACCGAGATGTTTTTAATAGATTCCTGGAGGCTGAATTATAGGCCAACATCAATAGACAGTATGTGCAAAACGGCGAGACTTTTTGACTGTATGTCAAATGTGTATATGTTGAGAATGGACACGTTCACTGCCGCCAGGAATGTGGCAGGCGAATTTGATTTTGTGTATTTGGACGATAACCATGAAGGCTATCATTTGTATAGAGAGATTGATGTTTGGCTCCCTAAAATCAGAGTCGGCGGTATTTTGGCGGGGCATGACTTCGACCGAAATTTAAAGGGCCGGGTAAAGTACGGACTTGATAAGTTTTGCTCGGAGCGCGATATAGAATATTCATCTGTTGATTGTAATGAAGGTGAAAAGGTAGGGGACTGGGTTATCAGAAAGAGTGATTGAATGGGACTGGGCGATGAGATAATGGCGCTGGGCGAGGCTGAGGCGCTTTATAATGTTACAGGCCAGCCTGTGGCCATATGCGATCAGCGCAATCGACCGCGTTGGCATAATGTGTGGGAGAATAATCCTGCGGTCAGTAAGTACCTGGGAAGCGGCGTTGACGTTATCATTAATTGCCCGAAGAAAAGGTCATATATCAAACAATGGAGGCATGCGCCGCGCCGGACAGAATTTGATCCTGAACATCGC